TATCTGCATCAGTTTTACCTTTTGGTTTTGCTCTTCCTTCTTCATCATCCCAAGAATCATCAGGGTCTCCACGAGTAGGATCATCATCAAGTGCTGTATCTAAGTTATCAATATCATCGGGGTCATCATCAAAATCTCTTTCGTAATCTCCACCACTAAATTTATCAGATGGTTTGTCGTCATCTCCCTTTGTACTATCGGGGTCTATATACTTACCTGAACTTTTAGCCTTATCATAGTTGTCTTTATCTTTAAATACAACTGTTTTACCACCACCTTTAGGTTTTAATTTCATTACGGCTTCAGGCATATAATCTTCTAAAGTAGGTAACGGATCACCCCATTTTCGGTCTGACCATTTAGATTCTTTTATAATATCTTTTAACTTAATCACTTATTTACCAAGTTTCTTAGACCATTTTCCCTGTTTAGGTGCCGATCCTGAAAGTTTAGCAATTTGATCTTTTAAAGAATCTCTTTGTTTTCTAAGATTTTCAGCTCTTGCAGATCCACCAGGCTCATTCTCCATTTGTGCAATTCTAAGTCTTAATTTACTTAACTTTGATCTCATACTTTTAAGTTTTGGGTCAGCTGCAGCTTCATCAACTTTATCATCATCATCTTTTCCTTTTTTCTTATCTAACATTTTTTTAAATGCAGCTTTCTGTGCAGATGATTGTGCTTCTTCAACTTTTTCCTCTTTTTTCAACGTAGATTTTACATAATCTGCCAAAGTAGGTAAAGGATCACCCCAATTTCTATCTTTCCAAGGATCTGTAGATTCTTTTTTTACTGATTTTGAAATAGCCTTTCTGCGATTTCTCAAATATTCATCACTATCATCTGAATCTCCGTCATTATCTATATCATCATCTTCCTGTCCTACTGGATCCAATTCTTTCTCTTCTTCTTCATCCATATCATAATATCTATTAATAATATGTCCCATATCTTCATATAAAGCTGACATTCTCTCTTGAAGTGATTTTGCTTCAGTGGAAATTTTATTAAATTGTCCTGAAAGAGCACCTAATTCTTTCATATTACGATTAACAGTAATTTTATCAAACCATTCTTCAGTTTCACTTAAAGCATGTTGTCTGGATGTTTTTGCTAAATAAGAAAGAGTTTCAGCAACACTTTTTAGATCATGTTTACCATAAATTGCTTCACCCAATTTTGGAAATGCTTTCAATGCATGATTAAATTTACCTGCATTGACTGGTGCGTGAGTTTCCTCTTCTTCAACAAGACTTTTTAATTTAATATTAGGTTTCTTATCTTCCACTTTTTTTGGATTAATTTTAGTTCTAAATATATCCATATCCATCATTGCAGGTTGTGATACAAATCCACCAGCTATAATATGTTCTGCCATTTGTTTTAAAGTTGTTTTCTTCTTTTTAGCCATTTTTATTCTCCATAATTATCTCAATTTTCCAGTAGGTGTGTATCTTCTAAATCCACTTCTTACCTTAGTCCATAATTGTTGTATAAAATTTATTTCTCCATGATGGGTTCTTCGAACATCACCCTGTTGAATTCCTCTTTGTAAATCCATTGCATCATATTTATGACTTTTTACTCCATTCATCATAGTTTTAATAACTTGTTCTGATGCTTTACCTAAAATCTTTGACATTTTAACAAGATCAATATCAACTTGTTTAGATGCTTCTGGTGAACTAAATGCTGGAAGTTCATTCAATTCTCTTTCCATTATATTTTTATATGATGATTTCATTTAACTCTTTCCTTTTTAATTCTTACATGCTTCCAAGCTTCTGAACCAATATTGTCTTCCATATATTTTTCTGCTGCCTTCTTTGAATTAAACACCGCTCTCATTCCACCATAAATTTGTTTAGGTAGAGTTAAAACAAACTTATAATCCGATTCTTCAAAAACATCATTCTTTTCAAGAATAAAATCATTCCATTTACGCCAACTAAAAGTTTCATGCATTTTCATTATGCACCTCGCAAAATATCATTAATAATAGATTCTGCTTTACAATAATCACCACAAGTTCTACCTACAGGATTCTGACGATCTACTGATTCTTGCATTGGATACATAAAAGCTCCTTGTGTAGATGGATTGGAAACGAAGTCAAATGCTATCAATTCAAAATCTGGTTGCACTTCTTGTGCTTCGTCATCACCTGATTCTGATACAGTTTCTACTGAACCCATTCCACGAGATGAAATACCCAACTTAATACCTGCTTTAAATAATTCTGTTAAAATATTACCTGCTGGAGTTCCTAATACCTCTACTGTACCAACCAAATCATGATTATTCCAATGCATTTCTTTAATATTATGAGAAACATTTTGTAAGTTTACTACCGAACTTTCTGGATGATCTAATTCACCTAAAGCTCGTTGTTCTTTAATAAAAGATTCCGTATATTTTTTAGCTTCTCTCATCAATACTTCTTTTGGATATACTCTACCATTTTGATTTTTAGCTTCTGCCCTCTGTAATACTCCGCGAACAACTAATCTACCGTTATTTTCTTTCATAGATTCATTTATTTGTTCTCTTGTTATTTCAAAAGGTAAATAATCTACTAATAATTCTCGATTCATATTATTTCATCCTCTTTACTAATGAGATCATTTCTCTCATAAATTTTGTTACATTTTTCTGATATGAGTTAGTTAATTGGTCTGATAACTTTCCATTCGGTATATCAGCTCTCATCCTATCTGCTAACGCATTCATATGTAATCTCATACGACTTTCATCTCCTTGAATCTGTCTTTTAATTTTTTTAGCCTTTGCTATATCTTTTATATCTTCCGTAAATAAAAGATTTTTTAATTTCAACATTAATATAATTGTCCTACTCTTTTAGCCAACTTTATTAATCGCTCACTAATTCTTCGCATAGCCTTATGAGTATTTTTCCAATATGACCTTGAATCAACATCCATCTCATTCTTCAATCTTACATTCATTTTAGTCAATTTATCAATTTCTGCAAGATGATCTCTAATCTCTCTCATAGATCGACCAATTTTTTGTTTAGGTGTTATACTATCATCATTTCTATAATCGTGATATTTACCTTCAACAATTTTATACCCAGTTGAATTAGTAGCTAGCTCTTTCTTTTTCTTCTTACTAACTTTCCCCTTTCCACTAAATGCAAACGGAGTCTGATATCCTGGTACATTTCCAGTAAAAGTTGTTTCGGCCAACTTTTCATCATCTAACAATTCTATTATTGTTCTACGAATGAAGTTTTTTAGATTTTCTTGAGACATCTTCTAATTCCTTAACAAGTTCATAATATCGCATTAGAGTAATTACTTTATTTTCAGTCCCTTTATTATTCTCCGAAAGTGCATCAGCCTGTGCAATTACTTCTTTTAATTTTATACTAGTAATATCATCAGTTACACTAGGTACCAAATTTTTCAAAGCATCCTTAATATTAATCACCTCACCTTCAATAAATTCTGATAAGGAGTTTGTATTTGATACGTTATTAATATATTTTCTCAAAACTTCTTTTTGAGCATGACTTAATGTACTATATTTTTTATTAAATTTTTCTACCATTAAAGTATAGGCTAATAATTTAACATCTTTAGACTCATCAATATATTCTTGAGCTAATTCACTTTTTGGTTTCTGTTTAGAAGTTTCTGTAATTAGCGATTCAACTATATAATCTCTAGAATCTACAATTTCTTTCGGATTTATATCTTCCCCAGTAGTTTCATATAAAAATAATTTATAAATAGATGCTAATCGTCTATAATTTGGCATTCTAGTAGAAAATAAAGCACCTACGTCATAAGTTTCTTTAATATCTTTAATAAGATTAAACTTTTCTGATCTAAGTGTTTTATTTGAAAGTCTTTGTCTACTTTTAATTACTGCGTCCACCAATCTATCAGCCTTATCACGACGCTTATATGTTTCTGTAGTAAGTATATTATATAATTCTAACTCTTTTCCTAAAGCAGAATTTTTATGAAAATGCTTTTTAATCAAAGCTACTGCCTTTGACTCTACATTTTCCATTATATCCGCAGTCACCTGTCGGGTCAATACTTCAAATAGCACACCAGTATTTTTAATCTTAGTGTGTCTTAATCGTTTAGACATAAATCACTCCAATATAGTTTGTCATAAATAAATATAAAACTTCTTAAATATTGATTAACTTTACTTATTATTAACATCTTCTTTATACTCTTCATCTATTTCATCAACTTCATTTATTAGGGTTATATCAGATTTACGTTTTAAAGTATTCTTAAGCTTATCCAAATGTGCTAAAGCCATAATTTTACCGTATTTTGGATTACTAGATGCTTGTTTTTTCTTTTCATGCGCCCCTAATGGGTCTCTGCCTCTAATATGACTGTCTTTTTTATAATGTGATGGTTCCTTGGGTCTACCTGCACCTTCCCAGCCACCTTCTGGACTTCCACCTTCTGGACCTAAATCATCATCTTCTAATTCATGTCCAGTTCTTCCCATCGCCATATCTGAAGGTGTTCCTTGTGATTCGCCAGATTTTGATGGATCGTTTCCTTCATTTTCAATTTGACCTCGACGGAATTTTTGTTTATAATCATATACAATCTTATTATCTTCTGATTTAATTTCTTCATCTGTAAACTTAAATATATTCTTATAAATCCATTCCGAAGAAAGTAAACCATCAGTTAACATAGATGACGCAAGAGAAGTTTTTTCATTCCACAAAGAAATTTTTTCTTGTTCATAAATTGTAGATGGACTCATTAATTCTAAATCAAAATTAACTAATTCTTCATCTGTAAATCCTTGAGCATACAAATGAACAATACCAATCTTCATTAATTCACTCATTACAATTCTTTGAATTCTTTCAATAGTGCGAGCAAATCTTACATCTTCTGCCGCAAGTGTTGCCTTTTCCCCTACATTCTCATCAAATCCCAAATATGGTTTTGGGATACGTAATGAAGCCAATAATTTATTTCTTAAATACTCTATATCTTCTACTGCTTCATATGTCAATCCTGGCAATGAATCAACTTGAGTTCCACTATCTCCACCTCTAACTGGCATAAAGAAATCTTCAGTAATATTCTGCATATTATATCTAAGATTATAATCGCCAGTAGCCTTATCTACAACTGGTGCTTTTTTCATCTTATCAATAATTTGATTCATATAATTATCAACTTCTGCAGGAGGGATATTACCAATATCAACTTTAAATATTCTTTTTTCAGGTGCTCTCATGATTCTGTGAATCAACATAGCATCTTCCATAAGAGATAATTGTTTCCAAGTCTTTCTACCACCTTCAATCATTGATTTGCCATAAGGAAGATAATTTGAATCGGAAAGTAATCTGAAATGTGCTATTTCATAATTTTCAAATTCTTCTATCCTACTGCTAATAGAATGTTGAGCAGCCCCACCAGAAGTTCCTGATTCTAATTTAAATTTTACGTATTCTGGATTCTCTGGATCTTCGTTTTCTAATCTAGTTACATCATAAACAGATAAAGGTTCTACATTTCTAATACCGAAACGGTCATCAATATCTAATCTTAAATAGAAATCTCCATACTTACACATATTACGAACCCACGGCCATAAATTAAATTCTATATTTAATACATCGTAATATAAATTATGTAAAATTTTAAAAATATTATCATTGGGTGTATTGATTTCAAGTACATTTCCATACTCACTTTTCATCGTAGATTCATCTGCATATATATCTAATGCAGAAGAAAGTATAGCATCCCCATCCATTGATTCGTAATCTCTAAATAACCCAAGTCGTAACGACTTAACTAACTGATTATCTGAATAACCAGACAGTCCTGCACCACCAGTAGAATAAATCTTCTTATATCTATCAATCAATCCTCTAGTTGGCATATATTGAGATTTACTAGTATCAACCACTTTTAATCGTCGTCCACCTACATTCCTAACAATTACGTTTGTTGAAAATAATCTCCTTAATCTATTTCTTAAGCTTGTATCAGCCATTTTTACCTCTTTATTTAATTAACCATTCTAATGATTCTTTTTTCTTATCAATTTCCCATTTCCAACTATCATTTTCATCAGTTTGAGTATATATAGCTGGATTCATACTTATACCAGAAATAGCTTTCTTCTGTAATTCTATTCCTTCCGCTCTTAAACGTAAAGCGGTATCTCGTATCCATAATCCCATACCAAATGACATCACTAAGTCATCATTATATCCTGACATAGCTTCTGCCCTATTATTGTTATATATAAATACGAATAATTCATCAATTAACCTCTGGGAAGAAACTATAACAGATTTCTCTCTAAAAAATTCTTCTAATTTTGCTATAACTAATGGTCTTGTCTTCATAGACATTGTAAAACCAGGAACCATTTGTTTTTCTTGTCCATAAATTTTATTTGTCATTTGTTTTTGTGTATCTACATATTGTAAATCTTTTGACATATAAAATAAGTTTTCATAATCTCTATCTATACACTGTTGTATAGCTGCCCAACCAATTGATGCATTCTCAATAACTAATAATGCATTGTTATATTCCTGTGATATATTTACAAGTAAGTTACCAAAATCTTTAGTTCCAATCTTTCCTTTATATTCTGCTACTTGTTTACAATCTTCTACTTCCATAACATGAAATGCTGAATAATCTGTTCCATCGCCCCTACTAACGTCAGCACTCACTACATAATCTTTTGTATAATTTGGTTGTTCCCATACCCAAACATTACTATCTACTCCTCGTCGTTCAATTGGATCTCTAACATGATCAACTTTATATTCTTCCAATATACGACCATCAATTACCATCTGACCAGAAGTTACAAAATCACAATCACATTCTTGTGCTGCCATTGAAGGACCTAATAATTTATCTTGATGATCTCTCCACTCTTGGTCCCTATCTGGATGTACTGACCAATGTAACTTTAAAATATTCCATTCATTTAAACCATCTTCAGCATCAATCCAAGTTTTATGAAACCAATTACCAACACCATTTGGTGTAGAAAGTGCTATACATCTTCCACCTAATGCCAAAGTTTGAGATGCAGCAGTCCATATTGAATCTATTCTAGGAATAAATGCAGCCTCATCTAAAATCAACAATGACAATGCTTCTGATCTACCAGCCTCTTCAGAACTTGCTACTGCTTTTATTTGAGAACCATTCTTATATCTTAATGACAATTTATTATCTTCTACACATTTTTGTTTTAGCCAAGTTGGTAAACTAGCATGCATTACCCTAACTTTAGTAACCAAATTTTTAGCTACATCTTGTTTAGTTGCAATAACCAATATATTCTTATCATCATAAAATGTCATCATCCATAATGCATACCCTGCAGTTAATGTTGATATACCTAACTGTCGGGCTTTTAGAAGAACATTATAATCCTTATTAACAAATTCTTTTAAAGTTTTCTCTTGATAACTGTATAAATCAAATTTTATTTTACCTTTTTGTGGATGTTGAATATAACAATATCTTCTTAAAAAATGTACAGGATCTTTTGCACACTTTTTAAATTCGAGTCTAATAGCTTCTTTTATTTGTTTTTTATCTGTATTCATTATTATAAAATATTAGTTATACGATTAAAAGTATACGTTATCGCCGCAGATATAATTGCGCCAGATGTAAAATATAACCATTTATTTTCGTACCAAGATGATTTAACTAACTTTGTTTTTTTTTCAAGTAACTTAACATCATTTTCTAAAACATCAATTTTTTCTTCTAATTTTAATGTGAGAGTACTGTCCGAAAATATAACTTCCTTATGTATATATATCAACTTATTTTGTAGATTTACAATATTTTTTAAAGAATCTACTTCAAACTGTAAATTCTGAACATTTATTGCAATTTTTTTTGATTCTTCATCAGTAAGCGTAACTTGAGCAGAACAAAATGCAGTTATTAATAATATTAATATCCATTTCATTATAATTAAAAAGATCCAATTATCTCAATAAAGTTACGGTAGTACCGCCAACATTGACGACCTTTTTTAATGCGATTGGATATATTTGTCCTGTTACTAATCCTGCGCTAATTGTTCCTGTACCATTAACTGGAGTCAAAGTATAATTAGTTCCAGCATTAACTATAAATGCTGTACTAAAATTTGACCCTGTAGCTTCAAAGGTTGTACTTGCTCCTACCGCCTGCACCACTTCTCCATATGCATTTTGAGTAGTTTCAACTGCTTTAGTTCTCCCTACAAATGATCCTTGTACTGCTGTTGCCATTATTTACTCCTATTTTTTTGCAAATTTTCTTAAAAAATCTTCAGCGTCTTTTGAATCTTTAATTTCCTTACGCTTCTTACTGCCTTTTTTAACACTTTTTATTTCTTTTTCTATATCTGCAGCCTTAGTTTTCAAATTTTTAGATTCTTTTTTTGCTGTTTTAACCTTTTTACCGATAGATTTAATCTTTTTAGTAGAATCTTTTAATTTTTTATCAATCTTTTTTACTTTTGCCCGTTTTATGGATGATGCTTTGCCTGATATTCCTAAAAAAGCTAAAATTAGAGCTATTATTTTTCCCAAACCTATAACTCCCGTTTTATTTTAGTAATATATCTGGCTAATTCCTTCCTATCCAACCCCAAACCATCAATTATTTTAGCTAATGCTGCAATTTGTTTCCTACGATTTAAATTAGCACCTTTTATCGCGCTGACCGCCTTAGTTAAAAATCTTTGTGCTTGAGCTGGTAATTTTACATCAAGTTTATCTAATCCACCTTCTGACTGTTTTTCTGATATAATGGATTTGATTTCTTCTCGTACCATACTTCTAAGTTTCTTTATGTCCGACATGAACTTCTCCTATTGTATATAATCCTACACCTATAAATATATAAATATATTAAATTGATTCTTCCAATTTTTTTAAATATTCTTCGGCTTCTTCAATTTCTTTGTTAATATTGTCTTTATCTACTTCCCACTGCTCTTCATCAAGTGAATATCCATCTGGTTTAACCTGATTAAGAAAAGTAACTGTATCTGGAGCTTTTTTCCACTCTTCAATAGACTGTTTCATTTCTTTAAGATAAGATTTTTTATTTTGTCTAACAGTTTCTTTGATATGATCATTTAATTTTCCCTGTACCGCTAATTTATTCTCAAATTCTACCTGACAATCCAAACAATGATTATATCTACGATAATACTGACTATCAATCCTTTTTTTCATTATCCTATCACATTTAGGACAAAACCAAGGCGTTCTAGCTTCCTGTAAAATCTCTGATCTTTCATCTTTTATTTTTTTCTCTATTGCTTCTTTTTCTTCTAATTCTTTTTTAAACTCTTTATCAACACCACTTACAAATACTCGTTTTTCAGGCTTTCCCCCATCCATAATATTTTGTAATGCCTCATTCTGTCTTTGATTTTCTTTACTATATCCTGCCATAATTTCTCCTAAAAAGTTAATAACCCTAAAATTTGATTTACTGGTGCAAATGCGCCAGTGAATTTGTAAACTTTACCTTTATACTTAAATACAATTCCTTCTGATGGAACTATAGAATCTAACCCGCCTATTGAATTTAATTTACTTACTTGTAGTTTTAATGCTTCCAATTTCTTAATATCTTTGGCGGTTTTTACTTTAGCTATTGCTCCAATTACATTCTTTCTTATTTTTTGTACTGCATCATCTGGAGATGCGGCTAAGTATCCACTGATATTTTTTAAAATTTCAGTTCCTACTGCAAAAAATAAAACTTCAAAAGGCCTCATATTTTGTTTTACCATTTTTTGATGATCTACCTTATCTGTAGTTAATACCCAATCCAAAAAATCAGGATATTTCTTAAAATCTTTTTTAATCATTGGTATTTTATATGATTTATCAAAGAATGCCCAACGTTTTACTAAAGATTTATATGCTTTATTTGTTATTTTTACTCTAAATTGTTTTTCTGCGTTAAAAATAAATTCTTCCCAATACCTTTGATGGTAAAGTGCTAAAGTATCTTTATCTTTTAATGCATATTCTTTTTGTAATTTACTTAACCTACTTAAAAAAGTTTTCTTCTTAGCATCAAAGTTTTGTGATTTAGGAACACTTAAAAATTGTGGTTTACCAATTTTATAATGTTTTTGTATATGTTGATTAACTTGTTTAATCATACCAGCTAACATTCTTGCAGACCCTTTAGGCTGTCCTATAGGATTTCCACTATCATCATATTCTAAAGTACCGTGAAATACTATTTGTGCTTTATCATAATCTATGACATTTGATGACTTAGGCCACATAACTTCAAGATTCATCCATCTCTTACCATTACCAAAAACCTTTTCCTTTTGAGCATCCGATAACGCTCCTATAGATTTACTTAAATCTTTCATTGCAAAAACAAATGCATTTTTAATATCACCCCTACCTGCAAATTTAGAAGCAACACCTTTAGTAGTCATAGCCTTTTCACCAAAATTCTTTAATTGTCCTTTATTTCTGGCTGTAACTAATTTTCCATCTTTCCAACTAATCATTAAATTTTGACCATCTAATTTTTCTGTAACACCATCTTCTCTATTAAGATTTCCGCCTAATCCATCAGTAATTATTTTCTTTAAATCTCCAAATGTCAAATCTTTATCATCAAATGGATGATTCATATGTCCATATGCTCCACCTTCAATTAATAAATCTAAATCCTCAACTATTGATATTTTTTCAGACAAACTTTTTACATATTTTTTAGCCGCCTTATCTCCTTTATTTTTAGCCACCCATTGAACTGCACTTTTACGACTTATTGTTTTCTTTCTACCTTTTGGATTTGGGTTCTTTACTGTATCTGGTGCAGATGTTTTTGGTTTCTTTTCAGTATCGGCTTTCTTTTGTTTCCGAGCTTTATATGCTCTATAAGCCCCAAATGAAACTCCCGCCGCCATTGTTCCAACACGACCAAAAGCTTTTACATAAGGTGCTGTCAACCCTGTCGCTGCTCCCACTGCAGTTAATACTAAAAACTTAGTTCCCATTTCACCACTAAATAACTGTGCAAATGAAACATCTCCAACCGCCGCCGCTGTCGCTGCAGCTGATAAATCTAAATCATATTCTGGGTCTCCGATAAAAGTCATCTTTGTCCATGCGTAAGTTACCGCTGCTGCCGCACCTATACCCATTACTCTTTTTAGTTTTGGATGTTCTCTGAGATAATTATCTAATTTAACTAAAGACTTTTCTTTCTTTTGCCCAAATTTAGTTGTTGCTAATTTCTGTGCTATCTTATCAGGTACATAATTAATAATTTTTTGATATGCTTTAAATCCTTTCTTAGCGCCCTCAAATACTTTATCCACACTAAAATCATTTAATTTAGCAACAGAAAAAGTATTCTTATTCATCATAGACTTTCTAACTTTA